TTAGGACAAACTACAGTTTTACAACTCACAGAAGCCATCAGAGATGCAGGCCCAGCCGCCGCTAGTGCCAATGTTTCGCTTGCGGATACGACAGCTTTATTGACCGCTCTTGCAGATTCAGGATTCAAAGGCGCACTTGGTGGGACGGCATTTAGACAAGTTGTTCAACGATTGACCACACCGGTTGAAAAAGGAGCTAAAGTTTTAAAAGAGCTTGGCGTGCAGACAACAAATGCCGATGGATCGTTTAGAAACATCTTTGACATTCTTGTTGATTTGCAAAAAGCCCAACGAGGCTTAACTCAAGAGCAAGCGGCAGCGAACCTGAAGGCGATTGCTGGTGAAGAAGCTTTCACAAGACTTGGCGCAATTTTAAATCGAGATATAGGAACTCTTCAAGACTGGTCAAAACAGATTGAAAACAGTGGCGGCGTGATGGATGAAGCATTCAACAACATCATGCAAAGTGCTTCTGAACAGTTTAATCTTTTAATTCAAAATGTGAAAAATTTAGCAGGAACGATTGGTGCTCCGCTTCTAGGGCCAGTCGGTAGAATTGCTGGCGTCTTATCAAGTATTATTACAAGCATAAGAGAATTCATTGAAGCCAATAGTTCCGTTTCAAAACCATTGCTTCGTTTGATTGGATTATTTCTTGCGCTATTGGCGGTGGCTGGGCCTATAGTTTTAGTTATAAAAAATTTGGCTTTCATATGGGCATTGCTTACTAGCAGCATTGCCCTGACGATTTTAACGTTTCTAGGATTTCTTGCAGTAGGTTTTTTAGTTTTCGCTTTTATCACTGATTTATTTGCCCTTATCATGGGCGGTGAAAGCTTGATTGGAGATTTCATTGATTATCTCGATCAATTTGCACAAAAAAGCATTTTGGCTGGAGATAAGATAGGTTATCTCGCCGCTGGGCTTAAAACAATTTTGGAATTATTTGTAGTTATTCCAAGATTGATAGGAACAGCCGCAGAAGCCCTTGGAATTTTTGCAGGGGCTATTTATTCTGGACATTTTGAAGGATTAAAAGGGGCTCTATCAGAATTGATGAATCGAGAGGGTGGCGGTATTCAAACGGCCATGAATTTTATGGCTGGCCGAGGTGTCACACCTTCAGCAATGGCCTCTCAAAATGCAGTCAATCAAACAAATCAAGTTAATCAAACGATCAATGTTCCAGAAGGTAGTAATCCTGAACAAACTGCTGAAGCTGTAAGACGAGGAACCGAGGCCGCAATGGATAATATGCTTCGACAAACTAACAATCAATTTAGTCCAAATTTGGTGCAATAAAGAGTAGATCATGCCGAGCATATTTGAAGTCATTCCAAAGTTTAGAAAACAAAGAGTGAAGCTTTGTATTCCAAGAAGAGTTGAAGATGATGTTCAAGTCATTGATCTTCTCGAAATTGATGCAACGATTAAAGAAACTCATTCTTATACAGCCACACCTACAGAAAATCCCATTGAAGATGGCTCAGTCATTACGGATCATGTCAACATTGCTCCGAGAGAGCTTCAGCTTGAATGCATTATCACAAATAAGCCCTTAAGTTTTAGAAGTGCTTTGATCGGAAATGCTGCGGGTTTAGTTGGAGGAGTTGTCGGAAGAGCGTCACAAAATAACATTGCGGCGGCGATTGCCACAGGGGGTCTTGCGACTTTAGGAAATAAGTTAGCGACGACTGAAAGTAATGAGAATACAAGAGTGAAGCTTGCGATTGATAAGCTACAGGCCGCATGGGAAGGAGCTTCGCCGCTGTCTGTTGAAAAAACGCTCACTGTTTATCGGAACATGGTCATCACAAATATGACTTTTAATCGAAATGTCTCAACGGCTGATAGTTTATTTTTCAATCTGACTTTAAAAGAGATTCGCTTCGTTTCAAGTAAAGTCATTCCAGTGCCAAAAGAAACAGTACAAAAAGCTATTCAATCAACGGCGGCGAGTGAACAAGATAACGGCAAACAACCAACAAAAGAACCAACGGCACAACAATCACAAAGTTGGGACGAAAGATTAAGAAACATTGAAAGTCTTATTAGGGTGTTGATTAAATAATGGCTATATCAATTATTCCAACCGATGCACAACAAATCGCTTTTCGACAAGAGATGACGCTTAATCAAGTGCCGCTCAATCTTCGTTTTTATTTCAATTCGAGATCAGAAAGATGGAAGTTAGACATTCTTGACGTCAATGATAATCCTTTGATTCTCGGTCGAACGATCAATCTCGGTTTAGATTTGTATAATCGCTTTGCTTTAAGTGAGCTTCCTGAGGGTTTTCTCTCAACAATCAATTTGAAAAACATAACGGCAGAAGCAACGCTTACAACTTTGGGCTCGGATGTTCTTTTAATCTTTGATGACGAGGTTGAAGAGTGAGTGATCGGCTTTATGGAAGATCATGTCAGCTTATTATCACCTCACCCGATGGTGTGGGGCGCACTTATTCTGGCATCACTCCTCCTGCTCTAGCTCGTGTTGAAGAACAAGATGGGCAAATTCAAATCATCAATCCTGAACAAGCCAAAGATTGTTTTCGAATTGCTTTTAATGTTGAGCTAACGAGCGAGTCAAATTCTAACCTTGCTACAGTGTCGATCTATAATCTCAATGACACGTCGAGAGCTTTTATTGAGAAAGATGGAATTAAGATCATTTTGATGGCGGGTTTTGGGCCGAATCCTCAAATCATTTTTGCAGGTGAGGTTGATGGCGATAAAACAAAGAGTGAAAAGAATGGTGCAGATATCATCACGACGATTGAGTCGGGTGAGGGAAAGTTTTCTTTAAATAATACAGTGCTCAATAAAACCTTTGCGCCTGGTGTGTCGATTGAACAGGCCATCAAAGATGTGGGCAAAGACTTAGGGCTTCCCATCAATTCGAAAGATATTAAGTCCGAGAAATTTAATCAGGGTCTAAGCATTAGTGGCTCGCCGCAGGAGGTTTTAAATAATCTCACAAAAAAACAAGATTTAGAGTGGTCTGTGCAAGCTGGGATTTTAGAAATCAAAAAGAAAAATGGCACGATTTCAGATGAAGCGGTGGTGATGGGCCCTGAAACTGGCTTAGTAAGCATTCCAAAGAAGCTTTCAGATGGATTAGAGTTTGTGAGCCTTTTAAATTCTTTGCTCAGACCTGGTCGACCAGTCAAAATTGAGAGTAAGTTTTTAAAGGGTGATAATTTTTTCATCGTGAGAAAGGTGCAACATCAAGGCGATAATTTTAGTGGGCCATGGAATAGTTTCGTTGAGTGTGCAGCCCCAAAGGAGTTTAAAACTTTCACATGAGCATCGTGAATGAAACGCCAACGCTTGCTCAAGTGATCCAAACTGCACTTGAAAGGTTTGCAACCGATCTTCACACGGCCATGCCTGCGGCCATTGTGAGCTACGAAAGAGCCACGCAAAAAGCAACTGTGCAGCCTTTGTTAAAGAGAAGAACTAAGAATGGCGAGGTTTTAAGCTGGCCCGTGGTGACAAATGTGCCTTGTCTGTTTCCGAGAAGTGGCGATTTTAGTCTGACGTTTGAGCTTAAGCCTGAAGATTCTGGGCTTTTGATTTGCTCGCAGAGAAGTTTAGATCGCTGGCTTGTTTCAGGCGGTGAGGTTGATCCTCAAGACCCTAGAAAGCATAATTTCACGGATGGAATCTTTATCCCTGGTCTCTTTAGTTTTAATCAATCAGCTCCAGCCGAAGAGAACATCACAGTTTTAAAAAATAAAGACACACGTTTTAGATTGTACGAAGATGGGAAGATGGCTTTTGCAAACTTAAGCAGCGGTGAAGAGCTTGTTTTAGTCTTGTCTGATTTGTGTCAGGTGTTGATTGAGGCTCTCACAAGGACAGCCATAGGGCCACAGCCATTTACGCCTGGTACAATCAGTGCGCTTTCAAATATCAAATCAAGATTGGATACCTTGAAGGAGTAGAGATGGCACTAGACCCAACGAGCACGATTGCACAAAATATTATTGATAAATACAAAGCTAGAAATCCAAATTCTTATGATCCTGGTGAAGAGGCGATCAATAAGGCTTTCTTAGAAGATTTGCTCGGTGAAATTTTTGATGTGCAGTTAAAGACAAAGGCTCAAGTAAATCCTGGTGCGTTTACTGCCGGTGGTGATCCAGTCAGTGGTTTGGGTGGGCCGCTTCAATGAGTGATATTCGCTTAAGCACTCAGGGAGACATTGAGCTTGTAAACGGCGATCTTTCCTTGACGCAAGGGGCCGATGCGATTGTGCAGCACTTAAAACAGAGACTCAAAACATTTTTGGGAGAATGGTTTTTGGATAATCGAGTAGGGATTCCTTATTTTCAGCAAATCTTGATTAAAAATCCTGATCCTTTGGTGCTGGATACAATTTTTAAGAGTGTTGTTTTAAATACGCCAGGAGTTCAAGAGCTCATTCAATTCGACATTGATCTCGAAGTCGCTACAAGAATAATGACTCTGACGTTGAGAGCCCGTACAATCGACGGAGAAATAGATTTTAGTCAAGTTTTGGGGAGTTTTTAAAAAATGGCATTTGGTCTTCAAAGTTCAGGATTTCGTTTAAAAAGACTCGATGACATCAAAACAGAAATTGAAAACTCTCTTCGTTCTAGTCTTGGAACGGGAATCAATCTTTTGCCTGAATCTGTTTTTGGTCAGATCGTTGGCATCTTTGCAGAACGAGAAGCTTTACTGTGGGAGCAATTAGACTCCATTTATGATGCACAATATCCTGACACAGCGACCGATAACTCTTTAGATTTAGCAGTTTCACTTGTTGGTATCTCCAGATTAGCAGCGACAAGAACTTTAATTGAAGGTCAGTTATTTTTTGGAACGGCTGGAACTGTAATTCCTTCTGGAACGCAAATCAGCATTGATGGCAATCCTACGGCCATTTTTGAAACAATCAATGATGTCACGCTCGTCGCTGGAGCGGATGAAGTGCAAACGCTCACCTTTTCTTCAGTGCCTGATAGCGGAAGTTTTACACTTGATTTTCGGGGCCAGGACACTCTGGCGATAAATTGGGATGATGATGCTTCGGCTGTGAGGGTGAAAGTTGAAGCCTTAGGCAATATTGGGGTGGGGAATGTTGCCGTGACTGGAGATTTCACCTCTGGATTTGTTTTTACATTTCAAAATGATTTGCAAAAGCAACCTGTGCCTAACTTTATCGTTGAGAATAATGTTTTGCTCGATGGCGTGACGGCTGTGACGACAACGCTTGTCGAAACTGTGCCTGGTGCGATTCAGGGCTCAACAAATTTACAATGCTTAGAATTTGGGCCGACGGCAGCCCCTCAAAGATCAGCCACGGAAATCGAGACACCTGTTTTTGGATTAGATGCAACAATCAACCCCGAAAGTGGAATTGTTGGGCGTAATCGAGAAACAGATAATGAGCTTAGAATCAGGCGAGAGCTTGAAATTCAAAGTGCTGGGGCCGCAACAGTTGGAGCAATTCAATCGGCTTTAGCCAATGTCGAAAGTGTGCAAGCGGCGATAGTGTTTTACAATAATTCTAGCATCACAGACTTAGATGGCAGGCCGCCGCATTCAGTTGAGGCGGTTGTGCAAGGTGGCGATCAAGTCGATATCGCTCAAACTCTTTTTGAAACTGTCGCGGCTGGGATTGGGTATTTCGGAGCTATCACACAAAATGCGATTGATTCAGAAGGTTTTACTCATGTCACTAAGTTTTCAAGACCGACAGAGATTGAGCTTTTGCTTGAATGTGATTTGACTGTCGATGCACTTGTCTTTCCAACGAATGGG